TCCGATTTCGCAAAAGGAGACACCTTTTGTAAAAGATTTATTTAATACCAATACTGAACAAGGTAACGATTTTAATCCAGGTACATTTTTTGAAAATTCTGCCGGCAACATAGACCGAACAACAGCAGACAATTGGTGGTTAATGCAGTGTTCCAAGGTTACATCAAAAACAGAATGGACAAAGATATCTAAAATTGATAAAGAATATGTAAAGACATTTGAATACTTTCAGGAATATTTATGGAATCTAAATTATCAATGGTACTCTACTTTAAAGTCTATCTTACTGATGCAAAACATCTGTAAAACCAAAAAATGGAATTATCGTTTTATGGTTCATAGAGACGGCTTTGGAGAGCACATACAATTTTGCAGTCCACAGTTTAAAACTATTCAAAATGAAATTGATTGGGATAATTTTATATTCACGGATAACAGAGACGGCGGGTTAAGAGAATATACGCTTGCAACAGTTAATACCTGGGACGACGGGTACGACAATCATCCTAGCAAAGAGGCTCATTCAAAATTTGTTTATGATTTCTTGTTACCAAACTTTCCTGGAGAGTATAATTGATTACTCTCTACTATCAAACTGATATTCGAATACCCAATTCAATACCCTATCATTTAAGGAGTACAGAAGAGTACAATTTTAAAAGTGTTAAACCTACGTTCATATCAGAATATTCGTCTTATCTTAAAATTCCTATTAGAAAGGTAACTAAAGAAACATACAAAGGTGAAAAAGCATTTTATCATATCGAAATTGATTGGATTGATCAAGCAACTATTTGGCAAAATGTTTTTACATGGATAGATAATGATGTTTTACAATTATTGCAAAATACAAGTTCAAAACTTAATCTTCTTCTTTGGTTTCCAAATGAAGGATTTCCTCTAAGTTTTCCAAGATTTATAGATATCATTGATTACTGCTTAAAAGAATTAAAAATACCTGATAAAAAAGTATTTTTTGTTTTCGGCGACTTGAATATTCAAGAAAACTATGGAAAATATATAAAAAATGGATTAAACAAAATAAATGTGTATGGTCTAAACTCTTTCGAAGCAACTTATCATAACGAATGTAGACTTTTAGAAAAAGATGGACATGGGGCAATATTTGTTAACAACGAACACCGTAGAAAGAACTTACACCAAACTAAAAATAAACGTTTTATTTTTAAAAATGCCAATCCTCGTGATCATAGAATATATTTTGCTGCAGAATTAAAAAGACGTGGCTTACTAGAACTTTCTTATTATAGTTGGTTAAATAGATATAACAACCCTAATAAAGATTCTTGTAAAGATATTATAAGAAAATATTCATATAATAATAAATTCAACAATAAAATAATTCGTCATGCAGAAGAGTTTTTAGCAAATGCTCCTTACATTCTAGATTATGATAAAGATTCTATAGGAGAAGGCTTAAACCAGAGAATGTTAATATCTAAACATTTTACAGACAGCTACTTTTCATTTGTAACAGAAACAACCTATGACAATACAGAGCAAAATGTATTATTTGTTACAGAAAAAATATACCAACCTATGGTTCAATATCATCCTTTTATTGTTGCTGCTTGTCCTGGTTTTCTTAGATATTTAAGATCTTGCGGATACGAAACATTTCCTGAGTTATTTGACGAATCGTACGATAAAGAACAAAATCTCAAATTGAGAACAAAATTAATCATTGATAATATTCAAAACGTTGTTAACATGCCTGAGAAAAAACTACATGATATCTATTACAGTGACTATTTCCAAGATAAGTTAATTCATAATAGAAATCTGTTTTTCAGCCTCAATGGAAAAAAACAATGGTTGGAAACATTTGCATGGTTAGATAGAAATGCAAGATAGTCAAATGATATACGATAAGGGGTTTGATGGTGTTCACATTACTGGTCTGCATGATAAAAAAATCAAAGAACAGATACTTAAAAAATTATCTAACAATGCTGCGTTTATCAATACAACTTGGATTGAATTAGATTCTGATCTCAAAAGAATAATACAAAGTCAACCTAATTTAATATTATGCTACAGCACTGTAGACTGGGAAAATAGAATATGCAGGCAGGAACCTAATAACTATATTAAAGAAAACGCCAAAAATTTAATCTATTTCGGAAATTATAATAACGGATATTATTTTAGTTTTTGGATGGATTTTGTTTTTGAACATATTAGCAGTTTTGAAAAGTTTGACTGCACTAACGTCAACAAAGACATGCAATTGTTCATGTGCCTTAATAGAAAGCCACATGAACACAGAATAGAACTGGTAAGAAAACTTTACGATAAAAATCTAGATAAACAAGGATTCATCAGCCTAGGCAAGCACCCTAAGCCTGTTCCGTGGGATTATAAAGGCTTATCTGTTCCTATCACTTTACAAAAGGATATAGAAAATCAAGAAGGCAATTTAGCAGTAGCAGGAAATGCCGGAGGAATTACCAATGACATTACTGGTCTTGGTTCATCCGAGTATTGGAATTCGCATTTTTTAAACATTGTTACTGAAACGACTGTGCATACAGATGTTTTTATTAGTGAAAAGACCTTTAAGCCTATTATAGGAATGCGTCCTTTTGTTATTCTCGGAGACGATGCTGTTTACGAAAAATTACACGAATGGGGATTTGATACATTCGATGATATTTTTGGTAAAGGTTATTTGGGAAAATATCACACAGATAGAATAGAATGGATCGTTGGAATAGTTGAAGACCTAAAAAGAGCAAATCTAAATTTGCTCTTTAAAAAACTCCTGCCAAGATTAAAGGAAAACAAACGACTTTTTCTAGAAGTGGCTAAACAAAATAGACAAAGATTTTCAGACTTCGAAGTCAAATTGAATAACACCTGTAAATAGGTTAAAGGAGTCTGGATGAATATAGGATATATCGGAGTAGGTAAACTGGGTTTGCCTTGTGCTGAAGAAATTGCAAAGAAGGGCCACACTGTGAAAGGATACGACCTTGATCCTCTTGACAGCGACCTTGTTGACTTTACCTACAATATTCAAGAATGTGTGCAAGGCTGTAATATTGTGTTTGTAGCAGTTCCCACACCACATGATGCTGACTATGACGGAAGTGCTCCTACTAACCATTTGTCGCCAAAAGACTTCTCCTATGATACTGTGAAGTCTGTTCTCGAAGAAGCAGACAAACACATGAACCAAGACCAACTGTTGGTGTTAATATCTACTGTATTACCTGGCACTACGAGAAGAGAATTCACACCAATCATAACTAATACAAGATTTGTTTATAACCCCTATCTTATAGCAATGGGATCTGTTGGCTGGGACATGGTCAATCCAGAAATGATAATGATTGGCACCGACGACGGATCTGAAACAGGAGACGCTAAACAGTTAAAAGAATTTTATGATACTGTCATGGAAAACAATCCTTCTACAGTTGTCGGTACCTATGACGAGTGTGAATGTATCAAGGTCTTTTACAATACTTTTATTTCTACAAAAATATCTCTAGTTAACATGATACAGGACGTTGCAGAAAAACAAAAAAATATCAACGTGGATGTAGTAACAGAAGCACTTGCTAATTCTACCAAACGTATAATGTCGCCACAGTACATGACAGCAGGCATGGGGGACGGAGGCGCCTGCCATCCTAGAGATAACATCGCTCTACGTTATATGGCGCAGGAACTTGGTCTAGGCTATGACTTATTTGATGCTATTATGAGTGCGAGAGAGATACAAGCAAAAAATCTTGCTCTCGAACTAGTAAAGCACGCAAATGAAAATAACATGCCCATATACATACACGGCAAAGCATATAAGCCACAAGTTCCTTACACAGACGGATCATACAGTTTACTAGTAGGACACTACGTACAAGAAGCAGGAATTAAACCTACCTATATAGATCCTTATACAGGCGACGATTATCAACCTACAGAACCTGGTGTGTTTCTTATGGCACACTCTGCCTCAGTAACCTATGATTACACAGAAACAAAAACTCGAGACGAGATTTATTGTCCAATTCCTCCTTTCAGTATTGTGATAGATCCCTGGCGAAAATTCTCAAGTTCGGTTAGCCGAGTAATACACTACGGTAATACTAGACAAAGATAAAGTTTTAATATATAATAGTAATATGTATGACATTGTGTTTATATCTTATAATGAATCAAACGCAGATAAAAACTGGGAACTTTTAAAATCTCGTTTTCCTTCTGCAAAAAGAGTAGACGGTGTAAAAGGAATACACCAAGCACATATCAAAGCCGCAAAGCGATGTTTTACAAAAATGTTTTGGGTAGTAGATGCTGATGCTGAACTGTTGGATGACTTTTCATTTGATTACGAAGTAGACGAATATAATTTAGACACTGTTCATGTGTGGAATTCTCAAAATCCTGTAAATGATCTCGTGTACGGGTATGGAGGTGTAAAACTGCTTCCAAGAACCAAAACTATAAAAATGGATACTTCTAGAGCGGATATGACAACTAGTATATCCAATAGTTTTCGAGCAGTCGAACAAACATCAAATATAACAGCGTTCAATACTGATTCATTTAGTGCTTGGCGATCTGGTTTTAGAGAGTGTGCGAAACTTGCTAGCCAAACAATAGATAGACAACTTAATTCAGAAACATTTGAACGTTTAGAAACATGGTGTAATCAAGGTGTCAATCGACCGTTTGGCATAGATGCTATAAAAGGCGCCAAAGAAGGTAGAAAATTCGGTGAAGAAAACAAAGACAACATTATCGAGTTACAAAAAATAAACGACTTTGAGTGGCTTAAATTTTATTTTGAAAACAATGATTAATATAGTTTGTACCAGTAAACCTTGCGACGGCCTATTTTACTATAGTTACGAGTATAGTTCTTATCTTAAATCACTAGGAATCAATGCAAGGGTTATAGTGATATGTAATAGAAAATTTCTACCATCTGACTATATTATGGCAATAAAAAACAAATATATTCACTGTCAAGATATTGAATTTGACAGTGTAGCACCGAGAAAGCAAGATTTTTCTCTGATTATGGGCCGAAGTCAAATGAGTCTGGCTTACATAGATTTTGATAATTATACAGAAACACAGCAAAGTTCTCTTAAAAGATTATTTTCGCATAAGTTAATATCTGTGTATTCAGAAAATCATCCTACCATATATCCCAAAGCAGTTTCTTTTTTTGCACCATATAGAATATTTGATCTTTGCGACCACGAAGTATATCCTAACGGCGTAGGTGAACACTTTGAAAAAACAATCAATTTTGATATACATAAACCCGTAACAAACAATATACAGTTCGAGCACCTATTCCTTGGAACAAATGACAAATACTATGCAACAATACAAGATATAATAGACCAATATCCTAATCACGGTATATTAACCTATAATGAGAAATATATTGATTCAAAAAACAATAATGTATTTGCACCTGTAGATGATTTGTTAGGAATGTTTGAAACTTATGTTTATACAAAAAATACATTTGATCCAGCACCTAGAATATTTCAAGAATGTAGATACTTTGGAAAAAACGTAATCTATCAGAGAGATAAATCCTTAGTCGACGGCGGTAGCGTTTACTGGAATAGAAGTATCAAAGAACCAGACGTATCGCCAATATTTAAAATTATAGAGGACAATGCATGAAAATTGAACCTAAGTGTTTGGCATTTGGTAAAAAAGACAACAAAGGAGCAGCATACACATCTGACGGATTTATGCTTCCGTGTTGTTGGATGGACGACCCGCCGGTCTACAGGTATGTAAAGGCATGCGGATTAAAAGATGATGAATTACTGTTATCTAATAACAACTCGCTAGAAGATATTTTTAAGTCTGAACAATGGGAAAACTTTTTTCAGACATTAATTAATAGACCTCAAGACGCTTCTTATATGTGTAAAAAGAAGTGCGGCGTTAACGTAGATATGGATGAAGTTAAAAAAGAAGAAAAAATAGAAGTTAGAGATCAAGCAAATGGCAAGAATTACTGACGAATATGTAAAATACCAAAGATTTTGTAGGCCTAATATAGATGCTTCTCATAGATGTATTTTTAGATGCCCTCAATGTATTCGACAAAAAACAACAAGTCAAGAACAAATAAAACGGTCGTTTGACCTAGAAGAAGAGCAATTTAAAAAAATTCTAGATTATTATGAACTTGGTATAACATTTTGTGGTCAGATATCAGACCCAATTTACCATCCTAAGTTTCTTAATCTTTTAAAAATGTGCAACGGACAGGGCAAAGCAGTGAGAATTGCCACAGTGGGTAGCGGCAAAAGCGATGCATGGTGGGACGAGGCCTACAGTTACGGTGTTGGAGAAAATGCATGGTATTTTGGAGTAGACGGCATTGATGAAAAAAGTGAGTTATATAGAATAGGCTCCGATTTTCAAGAAGTCTGGCAAAGAATGAAACAGGGAAGAGATCTGGGTCACGTAATTGTATGGCAATACATAATTTTTGGTTATAACGAACACGAGGTAGACCGCGCAATAGAAATTGCAAAAGAAGAAGATTTTAGTTTGTTGTTAATTAATACGAACCGAGGATTTAACCCCGATAGTCCTCTACTTAGGAAAAACGTTGATTTTAAATTAACCAGTCCTGATAAAAAACACACTCAGCAACGTGTTAAGAAAGAATATTGGGGATATAAATCTGCATCATTAGAAGTATGGCAAAGAATGTCAAGAGATAAAATGCAATCTTTAAATTTAACGAATTAAGGAGTTTTAAATTTAATTATGATACCTTACGACGGCTGGGATAGAGAATATAAAGAAAACAAAGAACAATATCAAGAATTATTTAATAATTTTATGTCACAAGCAAACTATGAAGACAACAGTTCGTTTGAAGATAAATTTGCTCAACGCATAGGACGTAAACATTGTGTTAGTGTTTCTAGTGCTACTGATGCGTTGCACTTCTCCTTGTTAGCGCACGGCATTGGCCCAGGTGACGAAGTTTTAGTTACAGACTTTAGTTGGATAAGCAGTTCAGCCTGTGTCAGTATGGTAGGTGCAACACCGGTTTTTTGTGATATCGATTTAGATTCATATCATATGTCTTTAGACAGCATCAAACGCATGTATTCAGACAAAGTAAAAGCAATTGTATATCCTCACCTGTTCGGTAATATGACTGATACTAGTAAAATTGAAGAATTTTGCAAAGAAAAAAAAATACTATTTGTTGAAGATGCTGCGCAAAGTTTGGGCAGCAGCCTCAACGGGATCTCGGCAGGCACCATCGGCGACTGCAGCGTTTTTAGTTTTAACACAAACAAAGTTATTGCTGGAATAAATGGCGGCGGCGTATTTTTAACCGACAATGACGAAATTGCAGACACTGTAAGAAAGATTCGTAGACACGGCAAGGATAAAGATTTTTCTATGCTAGGATATAACAGTCGTATGTATGTTTTAAACGGAAAAATTATAGAATTGCGCCTACAAGATGCCGAACATAATCAAAAACGCAGGCAGCAACTTGCAGATAAATATAACACCGGATTTGCAAACTGCCCTTTGGTTACGCAACACATAACCAAAGAACTTGATCACAATTATCACAAGTACGTGATAAGATTTGAAAATAAAGACCAAAGAAAACAAGTAAAGAATGCAATTGGAGCATCTATACACTACGAAACTCCGTTAAGCAAAAATAGTATGTATAAAAATATAGAATTTAGAAAAGACTTTTGTACAGCATCGAAACAGGCCTCTGATACTGTATTATCTTTACCAATTCACGCATGGTTAGATGATTCCGAAGTAGAATACGTTATTAAAACAGTAAAAGATGCGTTATAAAAATAAATTCGGCACAATACAGGTCATGTCTAAAAAAAAAGTTTTTAGAAATAAAACTCTTGGACTATCAATGTCGGGAGGTGCCGATAGCACGTTGTTATGTTACATTCTTGCAAAAACTAGTTATGCCAAAAACTTGAATATCACCATACAGCCCTATAATGGATACGATTTATGGGCTCCTACCGATTCTAATGCTGTAATTGATATTGTGCATTATATTCAAAGATCTTTTCCAGACGTTGATTTACAGTGGCCAATTTCTACAGTTTTTAATACCCAAGGTAATCAAAATAATAATAAAAATACGTATATTGCATCCTTACTTAACAGATTAGAGAAATATAAAGTTGTGGATTTAGTAATGAACGGAGTGTCAATGGGACCGCCGTTAGAAGTTCAACAAAATTTTATCAAACAAGAAGATGGGCTGAGCGTAAAACGATTACCAGGATACCATTTATGGCACGAAATTGAAAGAGTAGATGATTACTTAGCACCGTTCAAATTTGTTAACAAAAAGTTTATTATAGAATGTTATAAACAGTTTGGAATTATGAGCCTTTTAGACATAACCTATTCATGTACTAATCTCGATAGCAATAAAACAACTTGCGGTGTATGTTGGTGGTGTCAAGAACGTGCTTGGGCTTTGAATTAAATATTTACAGTAAGGAAATTATATATGATACAAGAGTCATTAAAGAATAGGAAACATGTAGTAAATTATAGTACCTCCATATTTCCTACTGAAGAAGAAATTTTGCAAATACTTCAAACCGCATATCCGTTGGTCTCATCTAAGCAAAAAGGATATCCATATGAAGTACACGTTTTGGGTCCTAATAAAAACCGGAGCAACGAACTTTGGAATTTGTGTGAAGGAAATAAAATAAATACTGACCTCAAAGCATTAGGCGATCCCGGAGACAGATATAGACCAAATCCAGGACTATATCATATGTATTCTGCTCCTTGGACATTAATATACGGGCCGAGAATTGCATCACCAAATGCCTATTATAGAAAAACTTTTGATGCTTCTCATTCGTTGTGGGAATTAGACAATTATAAATTTGTTAATCGTAACAATAGAGAATCTTGTGCAATAGAAATAGGCATGCTTGCTAAGGTAATTACTGGTGTTGCTTTAGAAAAGGGATGGGATACTTCGTATAATATATGTTTTCCTGAACGGCTAGAAAAATGGATTAATTTTCCATTTCTAGATTTTACTCCTGCTCTAATACAAACGATAGGTAAAGGAGAAAAGTATAAATGGGAAACACTTACACCGGAAGATTCAAAACTTGATACAGACGCACCGTTCGAAGACATTTTTACATTTGTAGACGAATAGTACAACGAAGCCTTTAATAAACATAAGGTACATATTGACTGATAAGTACGAGGACTATACAGAGGATTATAATTTATGCATTTAACATACGGCGGCCAAACTATCGATCTTTTTCCTAAAGAAATTCCAGAAAAATGTTTAATTTCTTTATCAGGGGGACTAGATAGTGCATCCTTATTTTATCTTGTTGCTAATTTTTATCCCCAGATTAGAATAATTCCAATTACATGCAGAGATCTGAATGCTCCATTAGATGCAGATGCTGCAGAGAAAATTGTAAAATGGATGAAAAATAACTTTCCCAATAACTTGATTGACGATATACAAATATTTGATTTTAACGACAAAACTGAAGATTTTGTTACTTTTGAAAAAGTAGATAAGGTTATCGAAACTTATCCTCAGTTTGAAGGGATGCGTAGAACACAAGTGTCAAAGATTATGCAGTTAGACAATATCGCTTGGGATGCAATGAAAAAACATCCTGGCGCAGTAAGACTAGACGGTATGACACGTAACCCGCCAGACAACGAAATGCAAGCAAAGGGATTTTATTATTTGGCCGAAAGACGCAGAGACCAAGGCATGCCCTGGATCGAAGAGTACAGAACTGGCTATAAAGAAAAACATTTTTATATATATCAGGCATATGCTAACGTTAATAAAAAATTTGTTGCTGGAGTATTCCAAGAACATAACTTAATGGACAGTTTGTTTCCTTTAACAAGGTCGTGCGTCGGCACGGCAAAACAAACTGACAATTTCAAACATGAATGCAACAGTTGCTTTTGGTGTGCAGAGAAGGCCTGGGCTTTTGATTTACCCAATCCACTGGTATCAAAGGATATGTTGACCAAAGGTGGCCCGGGGGATAAATCTACACCCGGAAATATTAGTACCGAATCTTGGTGGCAAATAATGGACGAAGAAGGTCAAAAAGTTGCTGATAAAGAAGGATCCATAGTAAAGCAAGCAAAAGATAAAGATATCTATTTTTGTACTATTCCGTTCACACAAATATATTCAGAAATAGACGGACAGTACCAAGCATGTTGTTTTGGAAAACCATCGGGTGTAAGTGTAGAAGAAGTTCCTCTTAAAGATTGGATGGAAAAAAGTGATTACATGAATGATTTGCGTAGAGAGATGACTACAGTAGGGTCTGATTTAAAAGCAGTAAACAAATGGTGTCAACGTTGTCGTAGTGACGAAAATCTCTACGGAAGGTCTAGAAGAACAAATTGTCTAAAAATTCACACAAATGATCCAAGATTTTGGAACAAAATAGAAAGACAAGTTACAAAATTCAAGGAGACCGGTGAATTTACGCTTAAAGGTGCCGAAAGAATATTTGAGGTTCAACTTAAAATATATGGATCAGAATGTAACTTAGATTGTTTTATGTGCCATCACGATAATTCCACTACACGTTGGCAAGTAGCCAAAAAAGGCGTATGGAGTGATAAAATTTTTAAACCAATGGATGATGCACGCGAAGAACGCATGTCTCACGTAATGAAAGATAAAACTCAAGGGGTTACAGAACAAATTTTAGAAATTGCCCAATACATCAAAAGCATAAAGATTATTGGTGGCGAACCTTTAATAATGAAAAAACATTATGAAATGTTAGATGCACTTATTGATTCTGGACATTCTAAAAGAATAAGAATAAAGTACCAAACTAATCTAACAAAAACCAAAGCAGGCAAGCATAACATATTTAAATATGTGCCGCACTTCGATCGTGTAACATTTGTCGCATCAATCGACGGAATAGGTAAAACTATTGAATACATGAGAAGAAGGACTGAATGGGCCGAAGTAGTAGAAAATATTGAATTATGCAAAAAATACCCTAATGTAGTAGTTGATTTTAATGGACTAGTATCATTCTTAAGTGTTATGCGTTTTTATGAGATAATTGATTGGTGCAAAGAAAATCCAGTTATCAATCAATTAAATTGGGCACATGTCGAAAACCCTAAACATTTAAAGCCTAGCAATTTGCCTAAACCTATAAAAGATAAATTGATACCAAAATACCAAGATTGGCCTGATATTGTAGCAGCGTTAGAAATGCCTAATGACCCAGATGTAGACGTGCAAGATGTATTTGAATATCTATTAAGAGGAGATAAATTTTACGAAGGTACTAAATGGGAAAGTCATTTATTTGATGTATTTCCTGAACTAGAAGAATTTTATATTCCTAAAGAATTATCATCTGAAAAAGAAAAACTTTTTAAATCTTGGGACGATAAAGTAAAACAACAAGAAGAAAATGCAGATAGAAATATTCTGTAAAGTATAAACTATGAATAAAAATTGTTTAATTTTCTTAATGGACATAGAAGGACATCCTGCATTAACCGATGATTTTGCAGATAGATATCGAACATATGCCCTACAAGATATTATTAATGATAGGTATATAGATAGAGAAAAATGTGTAATAGCATCAGCAGGCGCAACAGATAGAACAGATCTAGAGGACACTGAATGTTCAAAAAATATTGTATTGAAAAAACAAGCAACCTTGGATAAAGGTTGGACTTGGTTACAATTTTACAAAGAAGATAAGTTCTCTACTCTTGAGGCCCATCTTAGTGAAATTGGTTTTGAATTATCACCTAATCATACTACAATAATATACGGAGGAACCAATACTTCGGGATGTGTTTTACATAGTTCTACTTTTTCTATGAATAAATTTTTGGATCGAGGTTATTACTGTCAATTATATTTGCCGCTCTGCGACGATAGTCAAATAGCAGGTATAACGAGCATAGATAGAAATCAAAAAGCATACTCTTATGTGTACCAATATTTAAAAAAACACCAATTGATAGAAAAAACAGACATATTAACTGCATATTCAGACTTAGACGTAATCAAAAGTAATCATTTGTATGATTGGGTCTCCACATAAGATGAATAGAGATGAGATAAAAAAATCTATAGATACTGTGCAAAGAGCACAGAGAAATTATGATTTATCTAAATCTATACCTAATGAGGATTTAGAATTATTAATTTATGCTGCAAAAAAATCTCCTTCTAAACAAAATGAGAAACATTTGTCATTGCATATTTTTACAGATGAGTATATTATAAAACAAATATATAATTGTACACATAAATTTACTCTAGGAATAAAAGAAGCACTAGAAGAAGACAAAGGCGAGAATTGGTTATATCAAAATTATGCTGTAAAGAATTCTCAGGTATATGCAAATGTGTTGTTTGTATATGTAGAGGACGAAGGAGAAGCACGTGGCGCAACTCATCTAAGAGGAAAAAACGGCAGTGAATTTGGACAAAGAGTACTTACTGAACAAAAAAACTACAGTATGGGTATTAGCGTCGGTGAATTAATTTTGACAGCTGGTTTACTCGGTTATAAAACAGGAATCTGTTCTGCGATGGACGAAGAACCTGTTAAAAAGCTTATAAAAACAGAAAAAGAACCTAAACTACTAGTTGGTATAGGTTATGAAAATGAAGATAGAGACAGAAAGGAGCATGCGGACACTCTAAATAAAGATGTTCCAGAAGATTGTAGAAACGGTTTACCGAATGAATTTTGGAAATTTCCTAGTTATAACAAAGAAACAACTATATATTTGAACGGAAGAAGTTTATAAAAAAATGACGATCAAAACTTTAAAAGATCTTAAAGGATCAGAATATCTTACAGTAGACTTTTATCTTTCGAAGTCCTGTAATAAGTCCTGTCACTACTGCACAGCATGGACAAAACAGATGAGAAATCTCCATGTAGATATGGATTTTCTAAAACGCACTGTAGAGTATCTTTCTCCCTATAAAACAAGAATCTGCCTACTAGGCGGAGAGCCTGGCCTTATTAGAAATCTTGATGAAGTAATTGCTGAAATAAAGAAACACGACAATCTTGTTATACAGGTGTTAAGTAATTCTCTTGTAAGAAACAGTTATCCTTGGGTGTTAGAAGACCCAGAAATTATCTATATAGAACATCTGGTGTTAGACTTTTACGAGGATAGGATTGAAAAACTTGGCAAATTTGATTTTTTCGAAGAAAACGACAAAAACAATTACAATCTAATTATTGAAACTCCTAACTACTTTAGGTATAGAGAAAATTTTGATTTAACAGAAATTGACCACAAAAATACAGAATTTAAAGAATATAATTCTAGATCACCAGAATTTAAAAGACAGGAACAGGCACCAGAAATTGACAGACGAGTTTGCGCACAGTTTCCTCTAGTGCCTGTTGTAGATTTTGAAATACAGAAAATTCGTCATTGCAGCAGAAAAGTTATTAATGGCTCTAGACAGTATGAAATAACCAAAGAAAACGTAGATAAAATGATGAATTTTGATTTATTCCAATTTGAAAAATACTGCGAGACTTGCATGGACATTATTCCACGACGTTCAGATTGGCAGAAACAGATGATTCTTAATAAGTTGGGGATAACAGAAACAGAATGAAAATTTTTTCTATTGCTGTAAACATTCATGATCATAACTGGTACGACGGTGTTACTCACAGACAGGAAGAACGCTATACAAGACTAAAGCACAATCTTAATCCTAAAAACTCTCATGACAAAGAACCCAGCAGGCGATTCTTTCGAGAACAATTTGTACCTAACTACGAAAAGTATTCTCACAGTGATGTATTTGCATTCACAGTGTCTAATCTCGGTCAGGAGTTTGTGATCGATCTCCTAGAAAAAACACTGCCAAATACAGAGTTCTTGAATTTTCGACCAGAACATCTCTGGGACTGTTACCAAACAGAACAGTATTATTATATTGATCATCATCAGAGTCACGCGGCTTACGCCTTTCTTTCATCAGAATTTAAAGAATCTGATATACTAGCAATTGATGGCAGAGGCTGGCAATTTAATTGTATCTTTGTAGACAGGACAGGCAAAATTATCGATCTATCTAACCAATTATCTATCGGCGGACTCTGGAACAGGCTAGCACAGGATATAGGGTTAGGATATCTCGGCGCCGGCAAAGTTATGGGATTGGCAGGATACGGCAATTGGGATGAGGACATTGCAGATATGATAGATCTATATCTTGACAACCCTAACCACAAACTTCCTAATGGTGCAAAAGAACTTTTAGAAAAAACCAAAAAACAAGACACTGCTTACACACTGCAAAAAAAGACAGAGCACTTAATTAAAGAAATCGTCTATCCTCTCAAAACCAGCGATAATATTTGTGTAGCAGGCGGCGTTGCATATAATGGCTATGTAAATGAAATGCTTACTGAACACTACGACAAGGTACACGTTCCTCCGGCCGTAGGCGATGAAGGACAAGCACTCGGTACTTATATGCATGCAGACTATGTGATTAATAACAACGTTCACGACACGACGGTATACGCGGGCACAGACTGGGATTTAGACACTGCGCTGTTAGACGAATTTGACTGGATTGAGAAGTCGTTCGACGAAGTAGCAAAGGAGACTGCACAGGCAATTGCAGATGGCAAAATTGTAGGGTGGTATCAAGGTAAATCGGAGAGCGGTAATAGAGCACTAGGAAATAGAAGCATACTGGCAGATCCTAGAGATCCTAATATCAAAGACAGAATCAATCACACAATCAAAAAACGTGAAGATTTTAGACCGTTTGCGCCGGCAGTGCTAGAAGAACATTATCAAGAGTATTTTGATACCGATCAAGTATCGCCTTACATGTCAAGAATTGTGCCTGCGAAATCAAATAAAATTCCTGGCGTTACCCATGTAGACACAACTGCAAGAGTTCAATCTGTGTCCAAAGAGATTAATAACAAATTTTATACAGTGATAGAAAAATTCAGTAAATTGACCGATATTCCTATGGTTTTGAATACCAGTTTCAACTGCCAGGAACCTATAGTTGAAACTCCAACTGATGCTATCAGTACATTTAAAAAATGTGGTCTTAATCTACTTGTTATAAACAATACTGTCATAAGGAAATGTAATGATAGATAGAGAAAATTTAAAATATTATGAAAATATTTTAAGTTTAGAAAACGATAACATAGATCTAACACATGCGTATGCTATTATGACTGCAATAAAAGAAAATGATTACAGAAATATTGTAGACATTGTACTATCTAATTTAAACGCAGATATAAGTAATGTTAAAGAAGTACAAAATATATTAGATCCGTTGTTATTTGCAATAAAAGAAAATGATTACAGAAATATTGTAGACATTGTACTATCTAATTTAAACGCAGATATAAGTAATGTTAAAGAAGTACAAAATATATTAGATCCGTTGTTATTTGCAATAAAAGAAAACGACGAGCAGAGATTTTACACAACTTTATTAAATTCTACGAGCAATTATAATCTTAATTTGTTAGGAAATGTTTTAGCAGCATGTCGAAATAACCCTAAATTAGCCAACAACATTTTAGACAGTTTTAGCGATAATCAATTAAACGCAAAAAATCAGTTACTCGGCAGTGTTTCTCAATTTTTACAAAAATCTCGAGAGTTAGAAGTTATAATATTTGGATCTTGGTACGGTAGTATTTTAATTCCTAGACTTAAAGAATATGCAAAAAGGATATCCTGTATTGATCTAGATGAGCAGGTATTAAAAATAGCAAAAAATCATCTTTTCCAAAATCTTTCAAACATTGAACATATGCAAGCCGATGTATTCGAAAAGTGTTTATCGCGTTACAAAGACACAGATCTTATAATTAATACATCTTGTGAACACATGCTGCCAATGCAAGATTGGCCTTTCTGGAATGAAGTTAATAAACATGCTATTTTCGCCCTACAATCAAATAACATGTACGGAATAGAAGGACATATTAACTGTGTTGATTCTATAGAAGAATTTAAAAAACAGATGCCGGGTAATTTTAACGTACTTAACGAGAATGAGATGGAAGAAGAAAGAGGCACGCGGTTTACATTAGTAGGATGTATCAACTAAGATGTACAGTCTATTTCATAGGAACCATAATAATCTAGGGACTATGGTAGAAGTCTACATTGACTATGAAAAACATTTAATTCAACGTCAATTCAAGCCAAATGCGATTACATGTAACGGTGAGGTTACAAAGTTTAATCCCCAACAAATTTCAGAGGCTTTTGATAATGAAGTTCGATGGTTGAAGGTTTTAGATAGCGAATGGATTCCAAAAACTATTGATGTTAATTATCATGATAGGGTAATTGTTCAAGAATACACACATGCTGATCTTTTGAATTTTCAGCAGCAATTGCACAGTGTGGTACCGGATATAGAAGATCAAATTATAGAAATGTATAAATTTTTCCGTTCAAAGGAAGTTTATAAAAGAAACGGCAGTTTAAGTAATCTCACTGTAAAAAACGGGCAGTTAGTAGCTTTTGATTTTAAATGGGCAATGGCACGGCCGCGCGGTTTAGAAATGGAGATAAAAAGCTATAAAGAATGGCTTTCGAAAATTAGTAGCACAGTGCCTAGAAAATTATTACAGTTATCATGATCACGGAAAAACCTTTATCGATTTGTGACAAAGACGTACAAAGTTTTTTACAACACAGTATTTGGCAAGATGCCGATCTAAACATCTTTATCTCGCGGTATAATGAATGGATACATTCTAGCGATAACTGTAAAATAAAAGGTTTAGAAAATTTTTCTGCTGCGCTTACTGATGGAGTAACGGGTGCCTTTCCAGATTTCGCACATGCTTTTCCTAACAAACCTCTAATGGTTTTCAAAGGTGAATACTTATATCACAAGGGACTTGGCGCGTTAGAAATAGATAATCCTAGTCAGCTAACACCTGGTTACCGATTGATACTTAGCGTCCCTTTTTCTTCAACAGGCAATATGCCTGCAGCCTTAGATGATATATTAGCAAGATGTGATATGTTAGATATACCAGTTTTTCTAGATTTTGCCTATTTCGGCTTGTGTTCTCTACCAGAGATTAATGTAAATTATCAATGTGTAAAGTTTTGTGCGTTTAGTCTGAGTAAAACTTTTGGGACTGGCAAATGTAAAATTGGGATGTGTTACTACAAAGATATTGTTTCTTGTTCTATGGATATATTAACTCGTTACAGCTATGTAAATCAAGTTAGCGTAAATCTACATTTGCCTGTAATACAAGAATTCTCTCCGGATTATATGTTTGATAACTATAGGCAGAAGCAGGAATTTATTGCGCATGAATTAGGAGTAGAAGTATCAGATACTGTGATCTTTTGTACAACACATAACCCTCGGTTTAATGATTATGATAGACAAGGATTAATTAACCGTCTTGGAATAGGTAATTTATTGACACAAGACAAAAAAACAATTTTACAATATAAAACAAACTTGCTATGACATATGCAAATTGTTATAAATATTGGAGAGGTAGCCAATCTATGCTTTATGAAAAAATAAACTTTCTTCCGATTTTTGACCTTAAGAAAGAACTTTCTGATTTATTACAAAAAAATAAAATACAGTGGAAAGACAACCAGATTTGTTTAAATTGCACCAATAAGGATTCATTTGATTATAGTGAAGGCGTCGGCAGTCTAAGATTAGATTGGCAAAATCAATCAACAATAATTGATGATAACGGGAATGAAAAAATTCATGTTCCAGAAAAAGAGATTATTTTAGAAGAAAAAGATTTCAACTTCTTATGCAGATCTTTTGACAATACACTATTTGAGGATGTATACCGTGAGTTAACTAAACATTTTAAGTTAGGAAGAGTTAGATTAATGGAATCAAAACCTAAAACTTGCCTTTCATGGCATAAGGATTCGTCAAAAAGATTACATTTTCCTATCAAAACGCAGGAAGGATGTTACATGGTAATCGATAATGAAGTATGTGGTTTAGAGGAAAATAGTTGGTACATTACTGACACAACACTGCCGCACACTGCTTTCAATGCAAGCAAGGAGGACAGGATACATCTAGTTGCTTGTATACTTGGAGAACACTAATGGCACTGACAACTTCAATAGTAGTAGGAATCATTTGGTATCAGATAATTGCTCATATAGGCATATCTGCTGGATTACATCGTTACTGGACTCATAATTCTTTTAAAGCAGGTCGAATTTTTGAAACGGTAAGTCTGTATATGGCGGTTTTAGCAGGTTCTTTATCGCCTCTTGGCTGGGCAGCTACTCATAGAATGCATCATGCAACTTCTGACACCGAACATGATCCACATTCTCCTACACATAAAGGTTTTTGGAAAGTAATCACTTCGACTTGGACTGTACCGAATATACCTCGACGTTTTGCAAAAGGCTTGTATAAAAATCCGAGGATGAAATTCTTTCATAAACATTGGTTAAAGATTTGGTTAACAACTGCTGTTATAAGTTTTTTTATTTCTCCCTATTTCTTCCTATCTTTTGTTTTCATACCATGGCTTCTAGCAAGAATAGGGTACGGGTTAGGTAATGCCGTTACCCATGATGCCAAAGGAGCGAAAGATGTTCCCTGGATGAATATTTTAATGGCAGGTGAAGGTTATCACAAACAGCATCACAATGGAAAAAGATTACGTTTACATCGGTTTGATACTACAGGTTGGTTTATAGAAAGGCTAATTAAGTTTGGCGTTTTTAAAAGATGACACAATCACAGGAAGAGGTAATTACCAATACTTCGATATCTTGTCCTACTGGTTTAGCATGGCTTTTTAGAGAAGCAGAAAATGATTCGTCGAACAGTCTTAGAAAAAATTATCAGCCAAAAGAAATATACACCGATTATGCGATTTGCTTTTCCCTTAGTACAATAGACAATTTTCCTATATCAGGCAGTGTAGCATGGTGTCGACCTTTCTATAATAGTAGTGTAAGGGTCGGGACAAGATATTATGTTCACAACTCTTTCAGATCAAAATCTCTGCGTCCAGACAGATTTTATGCAAATGGAATTAGATCATATATTGTAGATCAAATTGACCAGCAAATTACTGAATGTAAACGGCAGGGATTTGACAATTTCTTTATTTCAAGAGAAGATAATACAGGAAAAGTTAATGACCGAATTTTTAGAGGATTACAGCATAAAAGTAAATACAGTTGGCAAATATCAAACAAATTTTATCAAGTCTGTCCTAACAGTGCGAATCCCAGTTGTTATCAACGGATAATATATGTAGGACAAAAGCCAAAATTAAAGGAGTTTCATGAACATCCAGTTTGTTAACATAGCCTCCTTTTTAAAACTAATGCAAAACAACATCCCCTATGCAAGCGGATGGTTAATGTCGTATTGTTTAAAAAATACCGAACTGCGTGATAATTTTGTTTTTAGAGACATATGGTACGAAAGAAAAGAAATACAAGAATATGCAAAAGAATTCAAAAAAATAGATATCATGTGTGTCACTAACTATATGTGGAACAAAGATTACAACGATATACTGTGTGAACAGTATAAAAAGATCAATCCAAGAGGAGTTGTAATTTATGGCGGGATAGAAGTTCCAGAGGACCGAGAAACTGCAACACAGTACATTACAGAAAGACCATTTGTAGACATTTGTTTTGTTGGACAATCGGAGAAGCATTTTGAAGAACTTCTGTTAAACCTTGAAAAAGATTGGTCTTATATACCTAACACATTTTCTATTAATCATTATAACGTTTCTAAACTTCGAAATTCTCACATGGATATTGAAATACCTACTCCTTATGTAGATGGAATTTTCGATAATCTTGTAGGAAATCCTAATAGTCCAACTAATTGTGTACTAGAAACAAACAGAGGATGCCCTTATGGTTGTTCATTTTGTGATTGGGGATCTAGTACAAGGTCAAAAATTAGGAAATTTGATTTAGACTCTATTTACGAAACAATAGATTGGATCTGGCATCCTTCAAATGGCATGAATGTTTGCCTTGTGATTGATGCTAATTTTGGAATATTCGAGCGTGATCATGAAATACTAGAAGAGATGGTGAGGGCAAAAGAAAAATACAATAACAATATAGATGTAGGTCTGAGTGGTCTTGTAAAAAATAACAAAGCAGAGTTTCATAAAATTATAAACAAAATTAATTCCGAACTTACTTTTGATAGATGGCCACATCTAAAAGTAGGCATCCAGACACATACAAAAGACGTCCTCCATGCTTCGGATAGGTGGAATGTGAAAGATGATATAATGACTGATATATTTGATAACGCCGAATATCCTGTGCATACTGAACTTATAGTAGGATTACCTAATGAAACGCCTGACAGCTGGTTAGACACCTTGCAAAAAGACTTTGATTTAGATGTTTATTATTCGCGTGGATATTCTCTTTCGGTTTTGCCGAACGCGCCGTTATCTCAGAAAAACTACATAGACAAGTATCAAATCAAAATCAAAGAACTTGAAATTCCTACCGAGTTTCATAACATGGGGCAACATAATTCTATTACAAATCCTGATTTTATCTCTCAGTGTCAATTTGATAACAAAATGCACTACTATAGAGATAAGAAGATATATGAATGTATTTCCTATACCAATGAAGAATTAATAAAAATGTATCAATATCACTGGTGGTATCAGGTTTTTTATAATAGTAGAACCTTATACTATGAAATTAAATCTTCTAGTGTGTCTTTAAAACAGCAAATATTAGACTTTTTTGATTATTTGCCTAACATGCCATTTCTTAATTCTGTAGCACAACGATATAGACATTCTATAACTAAAGTGTTAGCTCCTGAACCTGTTACTAGGCTTACTAGATACAGAGATTTTAATAACATAGACAGCGGATTTAAATGCGACGAAACTGTTGTGTTCTTTAATAATAGAGAAATTGTTGCTGAAGAATTAAAACTGCTTTATCCTAACCTTGACTTCTCAGACTGGACAGATCCATATGATGAAGATAAGGCATATTACCAAGGCCTAGGAGATGCTTTAAGAAATGTGTAATGAAAAGATGTATTTGCCACTTGCTTAATCAACGCAATAGTGAACTAATAAATAATAAAAGACGGAGAAAAAAATGAAAAAAAGACAACATCTTCCTTTAATGGCAAAGTTAGATATCAAGATAGATATTGATAGATTATTGAAAGAATTTTATGAATTCGAATACGATGACTGGTCTAAATATAACGGATTAGATTATGATAAATCACAGGAAGATGGTCTTATTGTAAGACGTGTTTTATTGGAATATTTTTTAACTGAAGAAGAAAAGAAGGAAAGAGAAGGAAGTTTAATTGCAGAAGGCGGAGAAGCCTACAAAATGTTGTGCCTTACTGAATATAATGGAGATACTGCCGAAGATTCAAAAAATCTAGCAGAAAAAATTAAAAGCAACGAAATTGATCCTAGGAATTTTGCAAGGAAGTTGGAGAAGATAAGTGATCCTACTCATCCTGAATATGTGCCGATTGCTGATGAAAAGCGTTACGATAAACGAAATGAATATTGCAAAGGTTATATACAGGAAATTATGGATACCTTAGAGGAACAAGTCGGACATGTTTCGCGATCTCGATTCGCAGTTTTGAAGTCTGGTGAAAAAATTAAACCGCATATAGATATTAACACTGATAAAGCAGTAAGAATACATATTCCTTTAGTAACACATCCAGATTGTATCTTCGGTGTTAAAGGTAAAAAAACCACAGTCGAACAACACATGCCTGCAGACGGTTCTGTTTGGTTTATTAATCAAGGCTATACTCATTATGTTAATAATGATTCACCTGTTGATAGAGTTCATCTAGTGTTTGTCGTTACAGGACAAAATGGAATCGAAGAAGCTAAAGAAAAATGGCAAGATGAAACTAACCCCGCTTAGGCTAGGGCTTGCCAGCCACCATTAAGGTATACAACCATTGTTTCTTGTCCAGTAGAAATAGGATCCCATCCTATACCGTCTGCAACTGCTATGGTTCCACTAGCAGGTTCTATGATTTCTTCAGATAACACATTTAATCTTACTTGATTTGAATTAATTATTTGATCAATTGAATCAACTATTATTGTCGAATCGTCTGCTGCTAGCGATCCTTTGAATGACGATGCTTCTACTTCGCCTTGGACAACAGCATTGCCGCCAACTAGAAGTTTTTCAGTGGCATCTAATGCCGGAGCAACTCCTATTCCAAGAGTTCCAGAAAGAAGTATTATGCGATTTGCAAACTCATTTGCAGACTCGTTGTCTACTCCTGCGCCAAAAGTAATATAATCTGACCCAGCTCTTAGAAATGCAGTATTGGTTAAGCCATTGACGTCATTTCTTTCCCAAACTATTTCCCCGTAGTTATAAAGAGGTGAAGATAAGTCAATATCACTTTCTGCCCTTAATTGAATTTGTGAGAATGTTTCAAATGATTCTACCTGAGAAGTGATTCCAAACTGTTGTGACTCGTCGACTGCTAAACTGTTAGCAAGTAACAGGGCATTTGTAGGAGATTGAATTCGTGGCATATTTAAAATTTGATTATTAGCGTCTATCATCACTGTCGTATCATTAGCAATTAAGGATCCTTGAAACGCATTTGCAGTTACATCTACAGCAGTTACATCGGCAAAAAAAGCATTGAGGTTAATTCCATCTACAATCAATGTGCTATCATCGGCAAATAAGGAACCTCGAAATGCATCTGCAGTCACATCTCCCAAGGTAGCATTACCTGTTAAAGTGTCTACTAGAAGTACCCCGTTCACATCAAAAATTGCACCCTGTAGGTCAGCTATTAAGGTATTTGAATTTCCGTCATAGAGAATACCGCTATTGTCTTTAAATATAGAACCTACACTAAGAGAATTCGCCTCAATGTCGCCATCTACTGTTAGTCCTTCAAAAAAACCATTCCTCCATGATGCCACTGAATTACCTAGATCATATTCTCCGTCAAGATTTGGAACAAGAGATGAGTCAATTTGACCATTTACAATAATAGTATCTTCAGATCCATTACCAAGAGTAACATTGCCAATAGCACTAAAAGTTTCAGTATCTATATTTTCAAAAAATCCACTACGCCAAGTAGACAAGGTTGTCCCTAAATCGTATGTAGCATCAGAATCTGGAATTAAACTGGATTGAATTTGCCCGCCAACTATTACATTATCTTCAGCACCGTCCCCTAGATTAATGTCGCCCGTTGCAGTAATAGTGCCTGTGATATTAATATTGCCTGTGCCTACAATATCGTTGTTGTTAAGGTTTAGATTTCCTCCTAAACTTGGAGTTGCGTCGTCGGAAACATTAGCAAATACAGGTACTCCACCTTGTGTAGTACCGTTACCTACAAAAACTTTGCCGGTATCAGTAACAAAAAGCGGTTCTCCTGCTTTGGGGGTTATACTTTGTCTTTCTGCGTCAGTGCCACGACGAAATTGAAATGCCATCAATTTGCTCCTAGATTAATCTTACTAAAGTATTTATCAATCTAGTCTATTACTATCGCCGCTTCTTCATAAACAGATGAGTGCGCTTAGAGATGTCTTGTTTGACCTTTTCTGTGTTTAAACGAAAGTCGATATGAGTGATAGAATCTTCATAGGTCTCAAAGAGGTCAGCAATAGAAGCCTCTAAATCATATAAACCTTCCTCTTTGGTAAGGTCTATGTCCCAGGTTATGCCATCTTCGAAAGATATTCGAACAGAATGGAGATAATCTACTGGGACGACTTCTACTTCCACATCTTCAAAAACCTCTGGCCAATAGTCGATAACCTCTGGCGGAAGTTTTTTACTGGCCACTTGCTGCTTTGGTCTTTTTCTTTGTAGGAGACAGTTCTTCTGCTTGCTCTCTAAGCGCTTTTGCTTCTTTGTATAAGCGGTCTGCATCACTGCGATATTTGGCAGCAATTTCTTCGTCTGATAAGGCACCTTGTGTGCTTACAGGCTCGGCTTGAGGAGCATCGTAGTCCACAGTTTCTAGTGTAGTTTCTCGTTGACTGTCAACAGGCTGATCACCACCACTGATAGCAAGATCCTCTACAGATACGCCTTTCTGCTCTGCAATCTGTTGATTGAGTTCGTTAAGCGGAATAGCAGTGTTGCGATCAGGAACCATTTCTACTTCGTTAGTAGCAACCTTCATCATCCTACCTGTGGTGTGAAAACCAGCAAGCATGTTTCTACCGTCTGGCAACTGTGTGCGAGCCATTGCTTCGGCAAATTCTGTTGCGTTTTGACCTGTGTGACTTTCTACACACTTCATTAGCGCATCGTGCTCGTCTGCCATTAGATTTTCAGTAGTAACTACGATGCAGGATTCGGCATCCCCTGGCACTGTGCGATAAGCAACTACGACCTTTCTCTGATTGTTTTTGATTCTACCTACATGCTTAAGAGCCATTAGGATTCTCCTTGTGCCTCCTGCTGCTGTGATACAGCGGCTAGGAATGTTTCTAGTTTTGTGTATGTTTGT